CTGTAGTAGATACATTTATTGCTGGTCAGAAGGCTTTGCGAAAGGAAGCCTACGATTCTGCTGCTAATGTAGTAGGAGATCAGGAAACTTTAAATAATATCCTGTCATGGGCAGGAGAGTCTTTGAATGATCAAGAGCGTGATGATCTTAACCACATGCTTGCCGGTCCTTCGTATAAGACTGCCTTACTTGGTCTACAAGCCAGATACAACCAAGAACAGGCTAGCAAGCCAAGGCAACAAGAACCGGCTCCGGTTCAGGGTAGAGAAAATGCAGCAATGGCACAGGACGCTGACGCTATTAAACCATTTTCTACTACACAAGAAATGAACTTCTATATGAATAAACCTGAGTATAGAACGGATCCTGAATACAGAGCTCAAATTGAAGCTAGGCTTGTTAAAACTATGCAAGCTGGCGTGTTAATCCGATAATCATTGGACACGATATCGGATAGACAACATTAAAAATACAGAACAATTAGGCTTACGAGTTGAAAAAGTATGTATGGATAATGTCTAGGGTTGACTCCAAAAGGAATAATCAACACTATCTATAAATTTAGTCCGTTTAATTTTTATGACACATTTATGGAGGTGTTACTATGACTGCTGTAGGTTCTCTCGGCAATAGCGATATGGGATATCGCATTGATACTACTATGGGCATTTCTGCCCAAAATCCCGGTACTGGTGCCGGTCGTTTAGTTCTGCCTATTTGGGCAGGCGAGGTCATCAACGCGTATGACCAATATAATATCTTTGAACCACTGGTTGATGCAAAGACCATTTCTAGTGGTACTACTATGGAATTCCCTGTTACGGGTTATGTGGACCTTAAGTCTGCTTGGAACGCTGGTGAAGAACTCACTGGTGGTACCAACGGTAAGGCTACCACTTTCCGTATTGCTTTGGATAAGCGTCCCATGGCTGCTCACTTCGAGCTGGACAATGTGGACCTTATGCTGACGCAATGGGAATTCCGTTCTGAGCTTGCTCGTCAAGCTGGACGGACTCTGGCTGATGCCCGTGACCGTCAAATTGCTGCCTATCTCTGTCGTGCTGCGGCTGAGAATGGGTTAGCTGAAGACCCGCGTGCTACCGACTGGTTCGGTGGTAGTGCTGTTGGTGGTCTTGGTGGCAAGATCTTCTGCAATAACAAGTTTGATAACTTGGGACTGTCGACTGCTACCGCTGCTAACAGAACCGACGCTGCTCTGAAGCTTCTTGAGAAGATTGAAGAGTTCCAAATCCGTCTGCAAGAAGTTGATGCCCCCACTGAGGGTGTCTTCTGTGCTGTGACTCCGCGTACCTTCCAAGACATCCGTGCTCTTGGTGTGGCTCGTGACAGCTCTGATCTTGCTGGTGGTGCTGGTCGACCATTCTTCGGCGGTGTTGCCGATGCTGGTGGTCTGGGTGCTGGTCTTAATCAAGGTATGTTCAATCTTGCTGATCGTCTTGAGTATCAAGGCTGCACGATTGTTAAGACCAACCACTTGCCAACTACTAACCTGATGGCTAACAAGATTGGTGAGAAGCGTTATAACAGAAGTTTCCATGTGGTGCCTACTAAGGCTATCATCTGGCAACAAGCCTGTGTTGCTTCACTCCGATTGACTGGTCTGAAGGTTGATCAAGTGGATGACGTTCGTCGTAACACCGTGTTCACGGTTGCTTCGATGAT